ATTTAGATGATATGCATCTTGACGAAGACGATTACGAATTACAGCAGGAGAAAATGTATGGTGTGGAATCCGAAAACAGTGAACCTATCCCTCTCGATAGATATTTCAAACGCATTAGATAAGGCAGTTGAATATCTGGACAGTAGTGAGAGAGAAGAACCATCTGTTAATATAAAAGCAACCCAACCTTTTGGTTTGCGTATGCGTATATATAGATATATAAAAGCATATAGGGAACAGATGAAGGGAAGAGAGGAAGTAGATGAGAATAAATACAATCATCTGCATATCAAGGCAACAGATAATGAAGTCATTATATCTAGTGTTTTGGAACGGGAGGACTTAACTTTAGTGACGGAAAGTGGAGAAACTTTATGAAGAACCAAAAAGAAATGGATAAGATATTTCAAGAATGCATCGAGGAGATGAGGAAACCAATCACAGATTTGGCAAAGAAATATCCTACACCTCTCATCAACGGAGCAATGATTGAATTGGGATTGCGTATGATGTTAATGGATAGTGGTACAACCAACACGCTGCATATGTTTAGCAACACAGTAGCTGCAATCCTGGAAAAAGGTCCCTTAATTGATGCCTTGTCAGATGGACATGACATAGATGAATTTGATTGGCTCAAGAATGGCAACCTAATTAAACAAACGATACATTAATGTATAAGAAAATAATCTTATTATTACTCTTATTGTGGTGTGTGTTATGGTGTATACTTTTATTAAATGGTTGTGCCTTTATGGTTGCAAAGGAAACAGCAAAGGTTATTAATATTATGACAGAAGAAGAGCCAAACCTTACCAAGAAGGAAAAGATACTGAAGAAACAACAAAGCAAAATGAAATCAAACAAGAGAAAAGCAAGGGAATTTTATTGTAGCAAGGTAAAAGACCCAATCAAGTGTGATGAATAAGAAAAGGAATCCAATGGCACAAGAAGTGCGAACACCCAAGTATCGAAAGAGGGTGGTCGAGGACAAACGAAGAAAGCATACAACCGATGATGACTATTGGATTGTCTCTAGCTATGAAGGTATGGAGACATATGTAAGGAGAGAGAAACCAGATGAGCCGAGCAGATTTAAAAAGAAAAAGGCATAAGGGTCGTAGAAAAGTTGGGTCAACAAAGAGACGCAACCGAAGACGCATACGACTTGGATTAAAGGTGAGAAGGAAATGAGTTTAACTGATATGATTATCATATCCATAGTGGGTATGCTAATCATTTACTACTATAACAGAAGGAGATGAGAGAATGAAATATGATATAACAACTTCACATATGAATACACAGCATTGGATTGTCGAAGCTGAAAGCAAAGACGAAGCCGAGAAAATTTTAAAGAATGCTGGATTAGTATGGCATAGTCATAAAAGAATATATGTGATGAATAATGCAAGTGATAAGATTAAGTCTGGGTTAATTACTAGCCCCGATGCTATTGTCCGGGCGATCAACGTAGTTCCTGGGCAAACAGAACCTAATGTTACTACATTAGCAACACCTAATACAAGAGATGAACTTGATGGAGAGGAGTAAATGACAAAGATTGAAATGTGGCAATGGTGGTTACTTATTATGGTTACAACCAATACAATAGTTAACTTAATTGTGTTTTTTGTGGGTAGAAAATTCAAGAGAGTTGTAAAAGTAAAGGATATATAATGACTAAAGAAAAAGAAGAAGTACAAGAGTTGGAAATTCCTACAGAACTATTGGAAAAAGATCCAATAGAACTAGCCGAAAATGATAATGATATAAACAAAATCGTTACATATTTAAGGGCGACCCGGGAAAATATTCGAGCAACAGAGAGTGCAGGTAAACGCATCACCTCCAAAGCGGCGAGAACAAAACCGAAACAATATAAGGAAGACCCACTAGCTATGCTTGTAAAGGAGGCGTAATGGAACAACCAGATAGATTAAAAAAGTTTATACTCCAAGATGGCAGACCCATTCAAAAGATATGGGATACATCTAGTCTATCATCATTCCTTTCCTGCCCCCGTTTATATAATTATACAAACTTGCAAGGGTATAGGTCAAAGACTTATGGTATGGCAACGGGCTTTGGTTCTGCTGTGCATATGGGATTTGAAGTACTCGATACAGAGAAATGTAAGGGGGCAACAAAGGATCAGGCTGTAGTCGCTTCCATTAAAGCTGTACTCCTGGAATATGGGGAAGCATTATCCCAGGCAGAGGACAAGGCACGTGGTCTGACATCAGTCCTTCGTGCTATAGTATGGAGAGCCGAAGAATATTGGGAAGACCTATTTGAAATAGCAACTATGCCTAGTGGAGAGCCTTGCCTAGAGCAGAGGTTTGAAGTTCCATTCGGCAACGGCTATAGATTTTCTGGTCGCATCGATAAGATAGTTCAGTTGGATGGTAAACTTTATTTATGTGATGTAAAGACAACAAAGAGTACACTTAACTCTAATTACTTCAGCAACTTTATGCCAAACAACCAGGTATTCTCATATCTCTGGGCCGCACGGGAAGTTCTTGGCTTGGATATAGTAGGATTTATTGTGGACGCAGTGCAAACGGGAGTTCACTTCACAAGATTCAATCGTAGTGTATACAATGTACCAACGGATTTAATTAAGGAATGGTATAAAGACGCATTGCATACGTTGGATGTATCAACTAACTATTTTAACAAGCAATACTATCCAGCAGATTTTACTGCTTGTAATAACTATGGTGGCTGTCGATTCAAGGAGGTGTGCAGCGCATCACCGTCCCGGAGAAACTTATTCCTGGAAAATGATTTTGAAAAAGAACCACACCCCGATTTACAGGAGGCATATGAAAAAGCAAATGCATAATATGAGACAAGGTAAGCGAAACCAGGAACCACCATCATGGTACTGGGATCCACGAATTTTAACTAGAATAATTTTTGTTCTAGTACTGCTAAATTTATTATCACAATGTGGAGGACAATGATATGACACTAACACACATATTATTAATAGCAATATTAATATCTAATATTGGAGTGGGATTTTTAATCTACGCTTTAGGAAAAATAATATTAGAAAAGAGTTGACACGGATTTAAAAAAATGTTAAAATATAATTTTATAGGAGAGAGAAATGGCAAACATAAAAAATCACAAGTCATCTGACTATACTAAGTTATTGCTTGTAGGAGATTCGGGATCTGGTAAGACAGCTTCTTTATCTTCATTAGCAAATGCAGGTTATAACTTACGCATATTAGATTATGATGACGGCTTATCTATTCTCCCCGAATTTCTAAATAAGGACGCAGTTAAACGTGTGTCTTATGTTACATTAAAAGATGCTCTCGGACAAGCAAGTGCTTTTCGCAAGGGTGTTCAATTAATTACGCAATGGAAAGATGGAGATGAAGATTTTGGTCCCGTTAAATCGTGGACTAACAAAGATGTTCTTGTTATAGACAGCTTGACATTGATGGGCGAATCAGCTTTGCGTGGTGCTTTGGTTTTTAATAATAAGAAACCAACAGACCAACCTACTCAACCCGAGTGGGGAACCGCGGCGCGTGATGTCCAACATATTATACAGTATATAACGGGATCGGAAGTTCCTTGTAATGTAGTGGTTACTACTCACATGCAGTACATGGAAGGAGACTTAGGTGTTTCCAAAGCATATCCAACAAGTGTTGGTTCTAAATTATCCACTAAGATAGGACGATACTTTAATTGTGTATGCCGAATAGACACTAGGGCTTCAAGTAAAGGAGTGGAACGCACACTCCGAACAGTATCAGATCACAAGATGGATTTAAAAGTAACAGCACCTAAATTATTAGAGGCTAACTATGAATTAGATCTGGCTAAATTATTTGATGCTATTCAAAAGAACGCGAAAGATAAATTAACAAATAATACAGGAGGTAAAACCAATGTCTGATGTTAATGACTTTTTAAGTATGACTCCAGGAGATGTGCCTGAGTCAGTTACCTTGCCTGAAGGCAGTTATGATTTCACCATTACATCTTATCGTTCTGATAGGGTGGGTGAAAACCAAACTCCTTTGGTTAGGATTAACTGCAAGGCAGTTGGAATCATACAATCTGATCTTACGGATTCAGATTTATCCAATGCTGAACCAACTCGAATAGAGTTTTGGGCAACACCAAAAGCAATGCAACAAAACAATCCTGCATTGTCACTAAAAGCTTTCCTTGTGAAGGCACTTGACATGGGCGATGGAGCATCGTTCGGCGAATTGCTTGAGCAAGCAATCGGTCAAACATTTAGTGGTGTTGTGAAACACGAGATGGTCGGCAGAAATAAAGACGTACTTGTCGCGTCAATCAAACGCGTCATTAAGAAGTAACGTCTTTATGAGTGAGTACGCAGTCAATAAAAGAATAAAGTCTCGCAAGCCTAAATCAGTTGAGGATTGCAAGATTGCTTTTATATTCGAGTACCCTACTAACAGTGAAACAATCGCTAATAAAATCCTGCAAGGGGGCACGGGAAAATTATTCAGCGAGCTTTGTGACATTGCCAAGATAGACCTCGACGACTGCTTGCTCACTCACACCATACAACTAAAGCCCCATCAAAATGACACTCAATATTTTTTTCACAAGCGAAAAGAATATAAAGCCTTGGGTAAAGAGAATGAGTGGCGATCAAGTTTACCACCAAAGAAAGAGGGATACCTTAAACAAAAATTTGAAGATGAAATAGTGCGTTTGCACAAAGAGATCGAGGACGTTCAACCCAGGGTGATCATTCCTATGGGCTCCTTGTCCTTGTGGGCATTAACGGGACTAGATAAGATTGGTACATATAGAGGCGCAACTTTCACAACCTCATTGCGCAATTCTAACGTATCCACTTATAAAATTATACCTACTTATAGTCCTGTTAGTGTTTTAAAAAATTTTAAATGGCGACCACATTTCGTAGCTGACTTACAGAAAGCACAAAGAGAATCCCTCTCCACACAATTACAACACACAGACAGAGATGTATGGATCGAACCTACACTCACTGATCTGGATGAATTTGAAAAAAAATTTATCAGTGAAGCAAATCACGACAACCCTCTCGCATTTGATATTGAAACGGCAGAAGGCTCTATTGTTTGTATAGGCTTTGCACCCAACCCTACTACTGCAATGGTTGTTCCTTTTCGTGACGAGAATAAAGAATTAAATAATTACTGGTCTGCTACTGATGAAGTCGCAGCCTGGCACTGGGTAAAGAAAATCCTGGAGAACGAAAAGATTGTTAAGGTGGCACAGAATCAATTATATGATGTGTCATGGTTAGCATACAAGATGAAAATACATGTCAAGGGTATCATTCATGATACGATGCATGCACAACATTCATTACAACCAGAACAAGAAAAAGGTTTGGCTTTTCTTGGCTCTATATATACAAATGAGAGTGCTTGGAAAACATTAGCCAAGTTTTCAAAGAGTACTAAAGCAGATGCATAGATGTAATGAAACAATCACAATTGTTTTCGGTCAAACCGTTGCCCGAAAATGTAAAGGACGTAGAGAATTTAATCTCTCTATGGCGAGCAGTTTTAGATCAAGCCGCCCA